GCTTCTTCCAACTAAAAGGGTCAAACCCGATAGTCGAAAGGAATTAGTGACGTCTCCATGGAGACGCCTGCAGATTTACTCTGCGGGGGTTACCCATTTATTGGTAACCGGATCCCAGACTTCAAAGACAGAACTGGTATCTTCCTCAACCAAAAGGTTGGCGAATACCACGTCGTTATGACGTGGATGTGCCGCGAGAACAATACGTTCCCGCGTTTGTGCGACGTCATCGTCGTACATTTCCCACTCAATGTAAGCCATTGAGTCTGATTCGGTGAAATCAGTATAATTCACCGCTCCGTAGTCAATAAGAGTACGGAATTCCGATCTTTCTTGACCGGTACCTACGAGGGTTAGTTCGACCTCGTCCATAAGGCCCTTTTGATAGGTCTTAGGTTCGACCATGACTAGCATGGTCGGCGTCTCAGAACGCATATCTACGAAAACATTTTCGAAGACATTCGCGGGCATTATATGCCCCCGAAGTTCTCTCTGGTCAGGATTAGCGACTAGAGAGTTAATGTCCCTATACATAGTGGACATGGACATGCCAATAGTGGCATGCCACCATACCCGAAACGGGAATGATCTCACACGTCGCATTGCGACAGTGTGTGTTGCTACGCGGGGTTTTCCGCGTAAGATGTTGAGGAGTCTTCTCCCCAGCTTAACATCCTTGGAAACAAGGATGAGTACGTTAGGTCTTGTATCCCAACGTTCCACCTCCCTTGCGAGGAAGTGGTCCGAGTCTACAAATCTGTAGAGCCGGTCCCTAACATGGTTAGGGAGAAGTTCATCTCTTTGGAGATGACTAAGGAATGCCTCCTGATTGGTGACATTCCATATTCTATTTCTTATGATAGAATCTCCTAGCCACCATCGGGCGCTAGGATCCTGGTCCCCTCGGGGCCAGTTCCACCCTAGATTAAGATAATCCAGTGTGGGTACCTTGTCTTTTATGACGAGGAAATCGGGTACATTATTATATGTAAACCCGTCATCGCGCCATCGCGCGATGAATGAGCCAACATTAGTCTGGCTCACAGTCCTACCTCCGTGGTAGGATCTATCCACATCAAATGATGGGACTGGTGGTTCGCGTCCAGCGAACAACTCGGAGTAGTAATAACTTCTCCATATCCGGAAAGCTGTCTTTTCGGGATTCTCAACCTGCGGTACGCGGATTGAGTTAATTAGGAGATTATCTCCTGATATTACGGCATCATCTGGTATGAGCCGTCTGGTCTCAGCTATCATTGGGACCAATAGGTGATGTTTATGAATCACCTCATTAAGCCGCTCGGAGCGGACAAATCTGCAGGACCAAGCGTTCTGCATCATTGAGTTCATCCTAAAGAAGACCTCAGTTGGGTCACGTGATCGCGACTCAATCACTCCTCGTAGGAGTGTGGGATCATTAGTAAATGATCCGTTTCCCCCCATTTCAATGGGGGTATACGGACAGAGAACATCGCTGTCCGTTGGCACCAACATGTGTTGGAGCCGTGTCGCCCTTTCAAAGAGCGGAAGTAGGGTGGAACTATTTTGTGCCACCCATCTGGTCTCCTTTCCGAGGAGAGCAAACCTTCCCACGTTTGTGGAAGAGTACGCATCAGTTTCTGATGTGTTTGGGATCAGTAATCTGATCCTAGGATAGTCCTGATAACAGGACTGTACCTTCCTGCGTATACAAACCGCAGGGAGATCGTTAAGGGTCTGAGGGATCCTTGACGCCTCTTCGCAATAGAAGAGGAGACGTTTACTTACAAAGTAATCGTCGATACTGGGCTTAAACCCAGTATCAAGGAGCCCCTGCAAATAGCGGGGCCCATCCTCAGGATCATTTGTGAGGATTGCCGCGTCGTCACCGACGAGGCATGCTACCTGTGAAATACCGGTAGAGTGTAGTACATAATCATGTGCCACAGTGAGAACGTATTTAGTTAAACGGTCTCCCATCAGCCAGCCTTTACGCTTGACTGCATATGACCAGAACTTTCCGTTCTGGTAAATCATGTACCTCTTGGAGAGGAACATTGTCTTTGCAAGAACTGCAAAGCCTAGGGGAAATGATTCCCCGATAACAGCGCTAGCGCGCTGAATTGCCAGATGTAAAATCTGACGGGCTACGGAAGTATTTCCGTAATCAGTTGCTTCTTCTAAGTCGCAACTTACTCCAAAAATATTAAATGGTTGGAGTTCACCCCACAGTGTATCTGTGGGATCAAGATCTTCCTTGAGGAAGTTCCACAGGTTCCTAGAAGCCTGGAGTCCGCCAACTACATGTTGACAGACAAGGGCAGGTGTAAACATCCTGGCCATTACTCCAAATATTATTTGGATAGCAAAGTTCGATACCGTGATGGTACGAGCTTTTGAGGCCTCGCTTACAGCGTGGACTCTTACAACACGACTATATGTTGGGCGGCAGTGCACCTCTTGCACTGCCCAGCTGAGGAGATCCTCAGCGGTTTTCACCGGTTTCGGTGAATGTTCCTCAAACTCTAAGGTTGTGAGGTTATACGTACGAGATAAACAATTCGTACGTGTCAGAGCTTTTAAAAACCCTGTTTGCCCCTCCGTTTGGCGGGACGACTGCAGCGTAGCTGCAGGTCCGGCCGAGACATGACATGCTCGGCCGTCTACCTTGGAGAAATCCCCAAGACAATTATACAGAATATCTCTGTTTAATAACACTTCCGGTGACGGAACTGTAACGGTCGCGATACATTTCGCGATCGAACGGCGGATCATTTCTCCGTCGGCCAGACCAGTGGCTCTGGTCTGGGTCCATGTACACAAGTACACGAGATCACCGATCCCATGGGTCCGGTGAGATTTAACGTTATTATAAGCGTTAATATACGGATACATATCCGTAGGCATCTCGAGCTTCTGGTCGAGTGCATAGCTCTTTTTCATGAGCTTTTTAGTCTTCTTAAGTCGACTAATAAAGTGCGCATAATTATTGGCACTATTTTCTAACGACCATTTCGTTAGTTTATCGATAAGATTTATATGCTTATCGGGATCCCATGCTGTTAATAGGATGGGAAGTACTACACCATTAGCGGTGTAGTACCAAGCCTTAACGGCTGAGAGTTTCTTCGAATAAAGAAGAAAGGATAACTTCTTTTGGAAGTTAATTGACATCGTAATTTTCCCTAGAGATGTCATCAGGTACTTATATTGTACCTCGTAGGGGAGTTGGTTAAAATATAACTGTCCTCCCCGGGCCCTCAGTAAATGAGGGAAATGTTTCCGCAAAAATTTTGCGGACGTCCGGCGTTCGAAAATGTCGGGAACACTCTTCCTTTGGAAGAGGAACTCAGATAAATTATCTGAGAAATTCGGAGTTACTACCTCCGAAGCGTGGCTTCCACTTAAGTTGGCCCGCGGGTCTGTGTTTATTGTCACAGATGAATCAACGTCACTTAAGACGTTGAGAGAATGCGCTTCAGAAACATTCACCTGAAGTGCGACCCTGGAAGCCCATAGTCCCCAAGAGGGGAGTGTTGGTATCCAGTGGCG